ATGATGCGTAATATATATCGCCAAGGCCCGGTTGTCAAGTTATTTGAAGCGTCAGCGCGTCCGCAGGCCCGTTCCACGGCGTCCGAATGTTTTGGACGTGTGATTCACGCATGGCTAAAAGAACGCGCAGACGGCGGATTTCGGGGCTTGCGCGGCATGGCCGCGTCCGGGGTAGGTACTCCCGGAGGGGGCACACCCCGGCCTATGCCCAAGGCGCGAGATACCGGGAGTTTTTCTAGTCCCCACCATGGCTGATAGACACAAAAACCGGACGTTGGAGTCGGAGGCCGCGCGAAAGCGCGAAAGCCGTGCTACGGGAAACGAGATCGTACGGCAAGGGCCGGCCGATGCTGCGCGGCGTCGGCGGCTGGAGAAAAACCCGGAGAAGTGGCTGCGGTGGTACTTCCCGAATGTCTTCACCCTTCCCTTCTCGGACGGCCACCGCGAGATAATCCGCGCCATCGTATCGAACGACGCCAAGGGCAGGGACATCGTGGTGGCGGCGCCCCGCGGCGAGGGCAAGACGAACATCATGCGGTACATGACGATATACCTCATCGTCACCAAGCGCGCGAAGTTCCCGGCCATGGGAGGATGGCAGAGCCGGTCGGCGTCGGAGGCGTTCTCGACGTGGGTGATCGCGATCACCTCAGAGCGGCTTGTCGCGGACTACCCCGAGTACTTCGCGCCCTTCGCCGTGTCCACCCACGCGAACCGGCTGCCGCGCCTCCGCTGGCAGGGCGAGGACAGGCCGACCGGCGCGGCGATCAGGGCTGACTTGAAGCAGATCGTCTTCCCGAACGGGATCGGCGCGATCGCGGCCGGATCGCTCCAGGGCGACGTCAAGGGCCTGAACATCACGACGGCCGACGGCCTGTCGCTCCGCCCCGACAAGCTGCTCCTCGACGACCCGCAGGACGTCAAGCGCGCGGCGGACCCGAAGTTCGTCGCCGACACGCTGGAGCAGATAGACACCCAGTGGCGGTGCCTCGCCGGGCCGGACAAGCGCATCTCGATGATGGTGGCCTGCACCATCTACGCGCCCGACGACGTGGGCGAGTCCCTGGGCAAGAGGCGCAATACGGTCTTCGTGCGGATCCCGCGCGTGACCTCGTGGCCGGTCGGCTTCGAGAAGGAGTCGTCGGAGACGCGCCAGCTCTGGGACAGGTGGTTCGACCTGTACGACGACGACAAGACGCGGGACATGGCGTTCAGGTTCTACCGGAAGAACCGCGCGGCGATGACGAACGGCTTCACGGTCTCGTGGAAGTACCGCTACGACAAGTCGAAGGGAGACCCGGACGCGCTGTTCAGCGCGATGGTGGACTACTACACCAAGGGGCGCGACGCGTTCTTCTCGGAGTACCAGAACCAGCCGGTCGCCCACGAGACGAAATACTACGAGCTGACGCCGCAGTGCATCCTCAAGCACCAGATCGAGCTGCACGAGAACGAGGTGCCGGAGGACACTGTCTTCGCCTCGCTGTCCACGGACATCAACTACTCCTACGGCCTGACCTACGAGGCGGCCGCGTTCCGGCGCGACGGCACGAACCACGTATTCGCCAAGGGCGTGTGGTGCCAGGATCCGCTTCCGATCTCGGCCAAGAACACGAACATAGAGCAGAGGCAAAGGCTCGTCAAGAAGGCTCTGGAGATCATGGCGGAGTGGGTGGACGTGCAGCCGTGGAAGCTGGACGTCTGGTACATCGACGCCGGCGGCGAGCAGTTCGACACGGTGACCAGCTTCTGCCGGAAGGCGAAGAAGAACGGCAAGCTGGGCCGCGCCATGATAGGCCGCGCCGGAAAGACCTACGACCCGTCGGTGAAGACGTGCGTCGGACGGGTGCGCGGCAGGGTGTACGCCTGCTTCACGCGCGAGAGCGGCAAGTGGTACTGCATGGACGCCGACTACTACAAGGAATTGGCGCAGACCTCGTACATCACGCCCATTGGTGAGCCCGGCAGCTCGACGATATACAGGGGCTCGCACCGTGAATACGCCGACCAGATGTGCCGCGAGGTGCTGGAGGCGAAGGGCGTCATCATGGGGCGCGGCGGGCGCACGATGGTGGTCTACAAGTGGAACACGCTGCCGGGCAAGCACGACCACCTCGACACCCACGCGATGAACTTCGCCGCGGCGGGGTACGAGGGAGTGCTGTCGATGTCGGCGGAGGCGGCGTCCGGTCTGCAGGGCGGCGCAGGCGGCAACGCCCCGAAGAAAAACAGGAGGAGGGTCTATCATGGCTAAGAACAGGCGGAAGGTCTACGAGGACGTGATGCGCGACGAGACTGCCGACGGCATCCCCTGCGCGGAGTGCGGATGCCGCCATTCGTATGTCGTGCGGACGGTGAAGCTGGGCGAGGTAGTGCGACGGACGAGGCGCTGCCGTCACTGCGGCCACGAATACTACACGACCGAGGCGGGATGATGTTCTACTGTATCTTTGACGCAGTAGAATCGACCCGCCAACTGCGTCAATGATGCAGTTGGACATGGGGCGGCGACTGTATCTTTGACGCAGTAGGAGCCACCCGGAAGCGCGGAACGGAGCGGCAAGGCGCCGAAAGTGCTACATATAGCACCAAGCGCCTTTTTTATCGCTTGACAATCGGCTATCATATACGCGCAATGGCAGAAAACCACACAGACGAACCGGCGAAGAAGCCGACCACGGGCGTGTCCGACTCCGATTTCGCGGAAGCGGTCGCGAACCCTTCCTCGTTTTCCGTCGACGGGCTGTCTCAGACGAACCGCCCGATATCCGACCTCATCGCTGCCGACAAGCACTTGCGCAAGCGCGCAATGGTCGGACGCCGCCGCCATCCCCTGGCGGGCATGGTGTCCCACCTGATACCGCCCGGGACCTGCGACCGCTGAAAGGAGCTGACGAACAATGGCGAAGAAACACCAGAGGGCATCGTTCGAGGGGGCGCAGATAAGCGCCCGCTTCGACAACGCCCGGCACACGCCCGACACGGACTCCCTTTTCCGCAACGTGGATTCGCTGGCGATCACCGCCGCGCTTTCGCCCACGGTGCGCCGCACGGTGAGGGACCGGGCGCGGTACGTGGTGTTCAACTGCCCGTACGCATGGGGGATGCTCGACACGCATGCGTCGTACGTCGTGGGGGCGTGGGTGTCCGCTTCCTTCCCGCGCGGGGGCGTGCCGGAGAAGGTGCGCGACAGGCTGGTGCGCGACTTCGACGCGTGGGCGCTCAAGGTGGGGCTGTGGGAGAAGCTGCGCACGATGGTCCGGGCGAAGACCACGGACGGCGAGGCGTTCGCCATGTTCTTCACGGATCCCACAATCGTGGACAGGAAGAACCACGTCACGCTGAACCTCGCCACGATAGAGTGCGACCGCGTGGAGTCGTGGACGGAGGCGATCACCCGCGAGAACGAGACGGACGGCATTCGCTTCGACGCCTACGGGCACCCGACGGAGTACCGCATCCTCAAGTACCACCCGGGAGACTACCGCGTCAGCATCAAGAACCGCCGCGGCGAGTGGATAAAGGCGACGAACGTCATACACTACTTCGACGTGCTGCGGCCCGAGCAGGTGCGCGGCGTGAGCGACTTCGTGTCCGCGCTGGAGATTCCGGCCGACCAGAAGTCGTACCGCTCGTCCGTGACGCAGACCGCGATCAACGCGGCGAACATCAGCGGAGTGCTCGAGACGGACCAGGTGCCGGAGTGCTTCGACGACGAGGACGCGTCCATCGGCAAGTGCGCAATGGAGGTCAAGCCGAACACCGTCTTCCAGATGCAGCGCGGCGCGCTCGTGACCATGCCGGAGGGGTGGAAGATACACCAGCTCCAGGCGCAGCAGCCGACGAGCCTGTACAACGACTTCGTGCGGGCGCTGATCGCGGAAATGGCGCGTTGCCTCTCGATGCCGGTCAACCTCGCCATGTGCGACTCGAGCCAGCACAACTTCGCGTCCGCGAAGATAGACCACACCGTGTACGGCGACAAGATCGACTCCATCCGCTCCACCCTCGCGACGAAGGTGCTCGACCGTATCTTCTCCAAGTGGCTGGAGGAGTACGCGGTGCAGCAGAGGATCGACGGAAAGACGCGGGACGCGCTCCTGGACGTCGAGTGGCTGTTCATGGCGAGGCGCAGCGCGGACGTGATGAAGGACGCGAGCGCCGACAACACGCGGCTCGGGAACGCCTCGCTTTCGTACGAGACCCTTTACGCGAAGGACGGCAAGGACTGGAAGCGGGAGGTGCGCCAGGCGGTGGCCGAGCGCGCGCAGATCCTGTTGTGGTGGCGCGAGGAGTGCGCGAAGAACGGACTGCCCGAGGACACGCCCTGCCCCTTCTTCGCGAAGTCCGCGCCGGTTCCGTCCGCGCCGACCGAAGACCAGCTTCAGCACGACACGCAGAAGAACCTCAACCCGAACAACCGGGCGAAGGGAAATTGACGGACAGTCCAAACGTGAAGGAGAACTGACATGCCACCTGAAAAGATAGCCGAACTCTTGAAGAAGCCGCTCGTCGCGACGGGCGTGGTTTCGCTCGTCGCCGAGAAGGATGCCGAGGGCAAGCCCGTGGGGGGCAACAAGAAGATGACGATAACCGCCTACAACGGCGGGCTGATGAACGTCGCCTGGGGCTACCCCGTCGGCATCGAGCTCGCGGGCCTGAAGTGGCGCGACGACAACGCCGTGCCGATCCTGTGCCAGCACAAGACATACTCGATCGACGCGATATGCGGACAGGCGACGAAGGTGTCGCACGACGGAAAGACCCTCACCATCGACGCGGACTTCATGCCCGTGTCGCAGGACGCGAAGAAGGTGCACGAGCTGGCGAAGGCGGGCTTCAAGTTCCAGGCGAGCGTGGGAGTGTCCGCGAGCGACGTCATCTTCATCGACGCGAAGCAGTCCTACAAGCTCAACGGCGAGGATGTCAAGGGCGAGTGCTACATCGTGCGCGCCGGAACGCTGAACGAAGTTTCCATCGTCCCGCTCGGGGCGGACGGGTCAACCCAGACGGCTATTGCGGCCGCCGCTAACACAAACAAGGAGGGCATCATGCCTGAAGACAAGAACAAGCCGGTGGAGGCCGCAAAGCCGACCGACACCGCAACCGTGGAGGCGGCACAGACCGCAGAGCGCGAGCGCGCCGCTTCCCTCATCGCCGCGTGCAAGGGGCACGAGGACATCATGGCCAAGGCCGTCAAGGAGGGCTGGACCGCCGAGAAGGCGGAGCTGGAGTGCCTCAGGGCGGAGAAGGCCGCAGCAGAGCAGGCGAAGATCGAGGCGTCCCGTCCGGGCGCTCCCGCGATCATCGACCTCAAGGCGAGCGCGCCGAAGGACGCGAAGATCGTGGCCGCTGCCGCGTGCATGGGCGCGGCCATGCTCGACAAGGACGTGGAGGCCGCGTTCAAGGACGTCGATCTCGACGCCGCGCACGACCTGCATGTGACGCGTCTTTCGGACGTGTTCGCCGCGCTCGGGTTCACGTACCGCCTGGGCGACGACGCCTCGATGATGAAGGCGATCAAGGCCGCGTTCTCGAACTCCGACATCCCGAACGTCCTCTCGAACGTCGCGCACAAGTTCGTGCTCAAGGGCTTCGGAGAGGTGGGCGAGAGCTGGCGTGCGATCGCCAAGCCGCGCGCCGTGCCGGACTTCAAGGCCGTCAAGGGTGTCCGTCTCGTTCTGGGCGGTTTCCTGAAGTCGCTCGTCAAGGGCGGCGAACTTCAGCACGTCGACCTCTCGGACGACGCGCGCTCGATCCAGGCCGCGACGAAGGGATCCATCGTCGGCATCAGCCGCCAGGATTTCATCAACGACGACCTCGCGGTCCTCTCGGAACTCCCGGAGCGCTTCGGCCAGATGTCCGGCCGCACGATCAACAAGGACGTGTTCGGCGCGCTTTCGACGACGGCAAGCGACTACGGCGCGAACACCACCGGTGCGCTTGCGCTTGACGCGCTTGCCGCCGCATACGCGCTTGCGCTCGCCATCAAGGACGCGAACGGCGACCCCCTCGGGGCCATTCCCGACCGCATCCTCTGCTCGCCGTCGAACTTCCTCACGGCGAAGGCGATCTACCAGTCCGAGCACATCGTCTCGGGCGCGTCCAGCAAGACGCCCCGCGACAACGTGATGCGCAACATCCTTGCGCCCGTCACGTCTCCGTTCCTCTCCGGGACGAAGTACTGGCTGTTCAACTCGGCGTTCGGCCTCGTCGACGTCGCGTTCCTCAACGGCCGCCAGACGCCCGTGGTGGAGACGGCGGAGGCCAACTTCCACCAGCTCGGAATCGAGATGCGCTGCTACTACGACTACGGCCCGTCGGCCGGCGAGCTCAAGGCGGCGGTGTACTCGACCGGCGCGTAAGGTCGAAACGGGCGCGGTGGCATCCCGTCGCCGCGCCCATCGTGAAACTCTGACAGAAAGGAAAACTGAAAATGGCTATTGCAGCAACTTCCGCCAAGTTCCGCAAGACTGGCGACACGCTCGACTACACTCCCGGCTCCGCCGTCAGCGCCGGAGACATCATCAAGGTCGACGGGCTTCTCTGCATCGCGCAGTGGGACATCCCCGCGAGCACGCCCGGCGTCCTGAAGATTCTCCACCGCGGCGAGGTGGTCGAGGTGACGACCGACGAGGCGATCGGCTCGACGAACGCCGGCGTCGCGATCTACGTGGATTCGTCCGGCCTCGCCACGAAGACCTCGACGAGCAACACGCTCCTCGGGTACACCCGCGCGGCCGTCGGATCGACCGACCTCTCCTTTGAGGTCGTCTGCGCCTAAGCGCGCAAGGGGAACGAGCCGATGCGCAAGCCGAGCGAGTACCTTCCCGCCGCAGTGGCGGGGCTTCGGAGCCGTCTGATGCCGGACTGCTCCGAGACCCTTTGCCACGCGGGGAGGTCCGCCGTGGTGACGCGCGTCGGCTCGCTTTCGCGCGGCGAGGACGCCATGTCGGGGGCGGACGTGAACGAGGAAGTGCACGTCATCGCCCTCGCCATAGACTTCCCGGAGCTGGCCAAGGGGCGGCTCGTTTCGCTGTCCGGGAAGTGGCGCATCGTGACGAGCGCGAGGACGGATCCTGCGGCGGCCACCCTGTCCGTGGGAATGTCCGCAGAGCTGGAGAAGTGCCGCGCGTCCTACAGGCGTCCGGGCACGAAGATCGCGCAGCCCGTGGACGTGCTGGCCGTCGAGGGCGAGGTGATAGAGCCGAACGGCGAGGCGTTCGCGCCCACGCCGTGCCGCGTATGGCATGTGGCCGTCCCCGAGGAGGGATGGTACGAGCCGACGGAGCCGCAGGTGGGCGACCGCCTGGATCTGGACGGCGCGAACCTGCGCGTGGCGTCCGTCGCGAAGAGCGACGGGTTCTTCATCCTCGAAGCAAGGGCCGGGAGGTGACGCGATGCCGGCCGGACTTACGATAGAGGTGGAAGCCGACAAGGCGGCGATCAAGGCGTTCATGGACGCGCTCGCCAGATACGAGACGGCCACGAAGCGCAGCATGAAGGACGCCGTGCGATCCGTGACGATCGACCTCATACGCTCGCTCCGCGCGAGGACGCGCAGGTCTCCGAAGGCTGTGCCTCGCATGGAGATCGCCAAGTCCTACCAGACGCCGAAATGGATACGCGATTCGCACGGCGGCAAGCCGATCCGGAGGATGTCGATAATCAGATGGGGCAAGGGCAAGAACTATCTGACGCAGCGTTATATCTACGGCGGCGAATGCTTTTCGGCACCTAGAAGACGGGTTGTACGGCGAAAAGGCAAGATATACAATTCCTCCACGGTCCTGAAGATCCGCCCATTCTCCGAGGCGCAGATGCGAACCGAGACTCAAAGGGTCTACGGCCAGATACGGAACTGGGGGCTTGCCAAGAAGTCGTGGGGCTGGTTCATGAAGTCACTGTTCAGGAAGTCCATGCAGGACGAGAACCCGAGGGCGAAGATAGACAGCCGCATGGTGGACGCGCAGAAGCGCGAGTCGGACACGGAGTATTCCATCGTCATCGTGAACAGGTTGGATTACATCAGGAAGGCGATGCCGCCTGGGGCGATGTCCATCGCGCTCCGAAAGGCGACGAACCTCATCAACCACAAGATCGAGAGCGGCCTGCGGTCGCGGAGGTTTGAGACATGAGCAGACTGTCGGTCAGCGCGTCGCTGGAGGCGAAGATTCTGGAGACGCTTCGCGCGCTCGTCCCGGAGGTCCGCTCGGTGGGGCTTCTGGAGACGGCGGACGCGGGGATGCAGAAGGACGAAGACCCCACCTCGCTCCAGGTGCGCGTGTACGACTTCCGGCAGCTGAACGAGGCGACCGCCGTGTTCTCGGTGTCGGCGGAGATAAGGCTGAACGTGGAGCAGGCCGAGAGCGCGAACGGCGGGCTGTTCCTCGGGCTGCACGAAAAGGTCGCGCTGTGGCTGGAGCGCGTCATGCTGGGCGACGCGTGCGAGGAGCTGAACACCGACGAGGCGTACATAGACGGGTTCCAGCGCAACGGCGACGACAAGGACTTTGACACCATGACCGGCGAATGGTTCGCCGTATGGGACGTGACCCTCACGGGTCGCATAAAACAGGAAGAAGAACAGGAGACAGACAATGGCTAACCAGACATTCAATTCCGGCATCGACTACTTCGCTGCCGAGACGACGACCTCGGGAGCCCTTAAAGTGACGGACTCCGCAGAGAATCGTTCCATGCAGTCGACGTCCGGCCCAAATACCTTCGGCGATGCCGCAGCGGTTGACGCCTGGGGCGAGACCGCCGCGCCATCCTCAAGCTATGAGGTTGTGGACGAGACTACGCTCGACATCGTGCTCGGCAAGCTCATCGCGGCCGCCGACTCAAACATCAAGATCAACGACACCGCCGTGCCGGTCGTCGTTGGCTCACTCTCCGTCAGCACCCAGACGGGATCGGCGCCGACCGTGACCATCAGCGGTCAGGCCGTCCACGTGGACGCGGTCGAGCTGCGCAATTACAAATTTCCGACAATTGCCCTCTCACCGCGCCACCGTGCGCAGGACTTCCTGGCGCTTTGCACCATCAAGAAACCGGGCGACGGGTCAACCAAGGTCGCGGCAGATCCCGGCATCGACTACGGGCTCTCGTCCGTCAATGGAAATTTCCCGATCGCGTTCACACTCGGCCAGCCCAAGGGCGAGCTCAAGAGCTACGACCTCCACGGCGAGATGGTCACGATCGACTACACGATGAACTGGTATCTGCACGGCGGGACTCCGGACGCGATGATCGAGCCGACGATTGAGTGCGCATCAACTGTCACGATCCCGCTCAGCGGAAACAACACGCAGACGGTGCCCGTCACGATGACTCAGCCAAAGGCCAAGGCCTGCCCCAAGGACGGCTATGTCCAGTACACCTGGCAGGTGTCCTTCCCGCTCATCGGCTTCGAGGTCACGCCCTAACGCGGCAAGCTCCAAGCTCGCAACATGGTCGCTCCACTGGCAAAAGGCGATTTCGAGGATCTTCAGGCGCAGGGTCTCGCCCCTACGCTTGAGGACTTCGACCGCCTCAACCAGCTCGCCATCCGCCTCATGGACGGCGAGGAGACCACCATTGCAAACTTCCCCCGCGTCGGATGGGCCGGTGACGTTCCTTTCCACCAGCCCACCCTCGCGGCCTTCGCCTGGTACTACGGCTACGCGCTCCACGCCGCCGCGAACTCGGAGACGGAGTTCACCTTCTGGGCGTTCGCCCTCGCGCACGCCCGCGAGCCCGGATTCTTCTCCGCGCTCAAGACGCCCGAGCAGATAGAGCCCGCAGTCCGCGCCTGGAGCGAGTCCATCCCGGCCACGCACGACGAGATCGTCCGCGCCTGCCGCTACGCCTCTCGCGGCTTCGACGACGCGGAGCCCGCGAAGAACGGCAACCCGCAGCACCGCGCCAGCAAGTCCGCCGCCGCCGAGAACCTCCGCCGCGTGGAGGAGCAGCTAGTCGCCGCGTGCGCCGCGCTCAAGTGCGCACCGTCCACGCTCATGGGCGAGACGCAGACGCGCCTGGACGCACTCTGCGAGGCCGCCGCGATTGAGCTAGGGCGTCCGATGAAGCGCGACGAAGCGCGGCTCCGCGCCGAGTACGACCTCACACTCCGCGAGATCACGCTGCGCCTAAAGGCCGAGAAGGAGGCTAGCGAAAGACGGCAAGCGCCCATCCAAAAAGGAGAACCACGATAATGGCCATGAAGCACCATGTGATTTCTTCTCCCGACAAAGGGATGTTGTGTGGGCATCTCGCACACATGGGGCTTTTCCTCATGTATCGGCACACATCACATGGCGACGGCTTGTTGTTTTGCTTGTTGTCCTCCATGCTCGTTATTATATCACATCTAAGGAGCTTTTGACAATGGCCAAGACAATAGATATTACTTTAAGGTCTGGTTTTGACAGAACAGGGGTCCGCGAAGCGAGCGCGGCCATTGACTCTTTTAATAGTAAGCTCATGCAGTCTGACAAGTGGCTACTTCAGGTCAATGCAGAACTGTCTGAAGAAATCAAGCGTCGGGCCTCCGTTGTCGCAGTTGATTTGATGGAAAAAGCCGACAAGACGTGCAACCACACTGTATTGTCGGCCAAGCAGATAGAAGCGGCGTGGCGCGATGCGATGACTAAAACCAAGCCGCCAGACGATGCTGGGAACGGTTTTAGCAAGCTGGGTGAAATAGCAAAAGGCGTGGCACGCGGTGTGGGCGGCGCATGGAGGAG